CAAAGCGCCGAAACGCTATGCGCCCTATCTGACGGAGAAGATTTTCGCGCTTGCTTCAACGGTGCATGACGAGGTTCGCGCCGCGAACAATATCATTCCGCTGAACAAGCACGAGGCTCAGATGCGCCGCGACCACCTGATCGCCGCGAACTGCGCCCTCCAAAATCTTGATCCAAAGCTGCAGCTTCTCTACGACGCGATCTTGCAGAATCCCGAAAAGTTCCCGTGGGTAGATCACGCGATGGAACAGTTCGGCAAGTATATCGCCGAGGAAGCGAAGCTGATCGCAAAGGTCAAACAGGCAGACAGAGCGCGCTACGCAAATCTGCCCGATTGATACCATTCAGGACAAGCTCTGAATCGTTACGATGTGGTCTGACAGCCTGCCCGTGGTTCCGCGAACTACTGGTGGGAGCGTTCCCCGAATAACTGGAACGGCAGCAACTCGAATTTCTGCAATGTCAACAGCAACGGCAACACCAACAATAACAACGCGAGTAACGCCAATGGCGTCGCGCCCTGATTCCATAAGCAAACAGTCAAGAAAAGTAACCGAATACGGCGAATGAGCACTTTTATGGAAGGAGAGCTTGATCCTTGCCGCAAGGCTAAACATGCCTCTCGATGCCTCTGACCGGACGCTGCCGATCGCGTAAGGAACGCGCGCTCGGCACGCCACGCGGTAAAAATGCGTGGTGTGCTTGCATGGCGGAGGTAAGTGCGTATATCCGTTTCATGGTCACTGAGGCTACGCAGCTATCGCGCGCACATTTTTCCAGCTGTACGGGAGGCAAAAGAACCCAGAAAAGGGAGATCGAATACATGACAAGTGAAGAAAGACGCGAAGCGCGTTACCGCAGGCGTAAGGCTAAACGGGATGAGCAACGCTTCGCGCGGAGCAAAGCGTGCGGAACGATGGACGAAGTGTTCTCGTTCCGTCATCTTTATCTGTCCGGCAAGAAATCGGCGAAAAACGTCCGATGGAAGGCATCTACGCAAAAGTATCTGAGCAACCTGATCGTCAACTCGGCGCGTTCCAGACAAGCGATCCTGGACGGCACGTTCCGCCACGGGAAATTCTACTGCTTCGATCTGGTGGAGCGAGGGAAGCTGCGGCATATCCGAAGCGTCCACATTACGGAGCGCGTCGTGCAGAAGTGCCTTTGCGACTACTGCATCGTTCCGTCGTTTTCCGGCGCGTTCATCTATGACAATACCGCGAGCCTCCAAAATCGAGGTATGGACTTCGCGCTGCGGCGCTTTGAGCGGCATCTGAAGGAGTATTACCGCAAGCACGGGCGTGACGGATGGGTACTGTTCTACGATTTCCACGACTACTTCAACCTCGCCGCGCACGAGCCGCTTTTCGCTGAGTCCAAGAGGCGGCTCTACTACGATGACGTTCGCAGATTATCCGATGGATTTATCAGCGATTTCCATGATTGCGGGCTGGGGCTTGGCAGTCAGGTGTCGCAGACGAACGCGCTTTTGCTACCGAGCGCGCTTGACCACTTCTGTAAGGAGCAGCTTGGCATACGCGGATATGGCAGGTATATGGACGACGGGCATTTGATCCACGAAAGCCGCGAGTATCTGGAATATTGCTATCGGATGCTTACGGAAAAGGCAGCAGAATCCAAGATTGAATTGAATCACAAGAAAACGAAGATCGTCCCGCTTCGGCGGGGCGTTTTCTTTCTCAAGACGAAGTTCACGCTTGACGAGAACGGGCGCGTCTACATCAGGATGCGCCGCAGGGCGACGATCATCATGCGGCGCAAGCTGCGGAAGTTCAAAGGCCGGATCGCTGACGGGCTGATGACGTATGACGATCTCAGATGCGCGTATAACAGCTATCTCGGACACATGAAGCGTGGGGACAGCTTCCGGATCATGGAACAGACCAACCAGTATTTCAAAACTTTGTTCGGGTTCTATCCGAACAGGAAAGGATGGGAGACAGTATGTACGAAGTGAAGAAGAATGGCGAGACCATCGCTCTTGTTGACAAGCCCTCGTGGATCAAGCGCCTTGTCAACGGGGATATGGGACTCACCACGAAGGAGCACGCCACGGGTATCGCCATTTCTCTTGGTGTGTTCTCTCTCGGCAAGAGCCGCGACATGGAGGATCTTGACGAAGTGACACTCAACGAGTACGACGCCGGCAAGACTATCGGCGAGCACGGCGAGAGCATCGCGGAACTGGAAGCCGCCGTGTGTGAATCCGACGAGGCAAATGAGGCATGGAAGGCTGAGATCGAGGCCGCTCTGTGCGAAATGGATATGGGTTAAAAAGAAAGAGAGGGTATGATTATGGCTATTTCTGCTATGGCACGCATTTGGGCGAACCGTCTTGAGGCGGGCAATTTCACTTGGGACGACGTTCCGCAGAGCCGCAAGGCCGACGTCAAGACCGTTCTGCGCGGTGACGTTGAGACTGGCAAGAACGGCATGACCGCCGAGCGCTACGAGGAGATCGTCGGTGAGCCGTATGAGGCGTAACGCATGAGCAATCTGCAAATTATCGAAGAGCTGAGCAAGATCTGCGAGATGCAGAACCGCATCATCAAGGAACAGGCAAAGGCTCTCGAACAGCTTGGCGCAACTGTTCTGGAGGACGAACGCGCCGAGGTCAACGAGCGGTTTTCCAGACTGCTCGATTAAGGATAAGCGACTGGCGCGGGAGAAATCCCGCGCCTCGCGCGTTCCAAAAACGGGGAGGAGGCGAGACTATGAACAAAAAGCCCGTTTACTATATGCAGACCGATGGAAGATGGAGCGGTAAGCGCTATCCCTGCATCGGCGGCACTATGAGCATCGGCGGAGGCGGCTGCGGCGAAACCAGCGCCGCCATGCTGATCGCCACACTGATCGGGCGCGATGTGTTTCCGACTGAGACGATGGAATGGGCGTGCGCGAACAACTACGTCGTAGCGGAGCAGGGTACGAGTTATCAGCCGCGCGATTACTTCGTAGAGCAGTTCAAGCAGTATGGGCTTAAATGCGAACGGCTCACAAACGAGGTTTGCATGAACCGCAACAGCCCCGTGCGTGAGAAAGTCATTCGTAAGCTCGAAGAAGGCAACTACATCATCGCGTTGATGAAACCGAAATCCGTTGATCCTTTCATTCGGGGGACGTGGACTGGCGGCGGTCACTTCATTGTGGTGTGGTGGGCGGACAACAAGATCCGGATCAACGATCCGGCAAGCACGTCCGACCGGCGCACCAATGGCGATCCCGACACGTTTTTCTCGGAGGCTAAGTATTTTTGGGTGATCGACGCGAAATCTCACAACAAAGGAGATGAGTTGGATATGACGAAGAAGGAATTTTTGGCAAGTCTGACGCCGGAGGAAAAGGCGGAGATCGTGAACGGCGCGCAGGAGTATTTTGCCACGCAGGATCTTCCGAAATGGGCTGAGGCGGAGATGGAGGAGGCAAAAAGGCTCGGCATTACGGACGGCACGCGCCCGATGCAGCTCATCCCGCGCTATCAGGCGGCAATTATGGCGAAGCGCGCCATGATGGATGGCAAGAAGCTCAATCTGGGCTGATCGGCAGGTGGGCGATATGGCAAAGAGAAGCACAAGCGTCCAAAAGAAAGCGCTGGAATTTTCCAAAAAGTGCATTGACGATATGGTGCCGCTGCTGTGGATCGTCACGGTAGGCGGCTTTTTGCTGGCTTTTTTGTGCGCGATTCTGCGCTTCGACGCCGCGTTTCCGTGGATCGCGGCGCTTGTTGGTCTTCCGTACAGCGCGTACGGCACGGCCTGTTCGTTCTACATGAACCTCGCGAAGTCCGATCATCGCGGCGCGGACGGCGCTGGCATCACGTTCGCTGCTGCGCAAGCGCGCAACTTCATGCCGGTCGTCGAGGATTCGCAGATATTGGACGACGATAACAGCAAAGAGAGCATTTGAATAAGGGTGCGGTATTCTACCGGATGCTGTTGCCCGAAGGAAAGAGAGGGATGAACATGGAGGAAGTCAAGCTGGTTCTGAGTCTGATCGCGTCGATCGCCGCAAGTTTGACCGCCGTGATCACGCTCATTTATGAGCTGGTCAAGTACGTCAAGAAGGCGACGAAGGAGAAGAACTGGTCGCGCATGATGGATCTTGTCATCAACCTGATGGCAGAGGCGGAGCAGAAGCTCGCGAGTGGCGCAGATCGCAAGGAATGGGTTTTGGCGATGGTAAAGGCTGCGGCCGAGTCCATCAACTACGAGGTGGATCTTGATGCAATCGGCAAGCTCATTGACGACATGTGCGAGATGAGCAAGATCGTAAATGCGCAGACGTCCGCTGTTCCTGCATTGGGCGGCGAAGAAACGGATGGTGCGGCATGATTGAGAATATCTGTGCATGGGCGACTGCGCATTTGGGCGGCATTATCGCTCTGACCGCGTTTCTCGGTTCGATCGGCATTGAGGTGTCCAAGGTCAAGTTCAGTCCGTGGTCTTGGCTTGGGAAAAAGGTTGGCAAGCTCATCAACGGCGACGTTATCACGGAGCTTGACGGCGTGAAGAAGGATATTGGCGAGATCAAGGAGCAGAACGCGCAGCAGAACGCGCAGCGCGATCTCGACAGGGCGCTTGACGCACGACGGCGCATCCTGCGCTTTGCTGACGAGATCCGTCGCGGTGATCGGCACTCGCACGAGCACTTTGACAACATTCTGGAGGACATCAGCAACTATGTGAAATATTGTGACGAGCATCCGAACTTCCAGAACGAAAAGGCGCGCGTGAGCATCAAGATCATTGAGGACGTCTATGAGAAATGCGCGCGTGAGAACGATTTTCTGTAAGGCTGAAAAGATTTAG